TCAAGTGAGAGACACAAAAGTATTTCATACTGAATATACTTTTCACATTAAACCAGAACATGAGTCATTATTATGGGGTAAGATGTCATATGAAAAACTTAGAGAGTTTGATAATTACATTAAGTCAATACCAGAGGGAAGAACTGCACAACAAGATACTAAGGTTGAGAGACAAGTATTAAAAACAATTACAGAGGATGCAGATGCACAAATGAAAATACATCCTAAAGTTGATAGTAAAAAACAACGTAGAGTTCAATGTTCATTTAATATTGACAAACTTATCAAAGCAGGTGTAGAATATGATTGTAAACCAATAAGACTTACAGTTAAATCAAAGACAAGAACATTTAATAAATGAGAGCATTTTGCCCACCTAAAAACACACCAGAAAAGGATATTGTAATGACACCTGAGTATCTTGCAAAAGATATTATAGAACATTTTAATCCTACAGGCAAAATACTAGACCCCTCAAGAGGAACTGGTGCGTTTTATGATAATTTTAAAACTGATAATAAAGATTGGTGTGAACTAGGAGAAGATAGAGATTTTTTAGATTATGATGAAAAGGTTGATTGGATTATTACAAATCCACCTTGGTCGAAGATGCAAGCATTTTTAGAGCATGGAATGAAAGTATCAGATAACATTGTTTACTTGACGACTATCAATCACTACACTACAAAAAGAAGAATTAGAGAAATGAGGTCATACGGATTTGCTGTGAAAGAAATATATTGTGTAGATACACCAAAGAAACCTTGGCCACAATTAGGATTTCAGTTAGCAGCAGTTCACACTCAACGTGGATATACTGGTGGAACTATTTGGTCATATGATAGTGATGTTCCACTTACAAATGTGTCACAGAAGATTACCACACCACTATCACAACTGCTATAATATAGACATCTAAAGAACACTAATGCAATTAAGACCACATCAAGAGCAAGCAATTCAATCAATGACAGACCACGACAAAGGACAGGTCATTGTTCCTACTGGTGGTGGTAAGACCATCTGTATGATTATGGATGCTATCAAGCAGTTCACATTGAAGCAACACGGACTTGGTATATCTCAGACATTTGTGGTAGTTGCACCACGCATACTACTTGCAGAGCAACTATGTAGTGAGTTCTTGGAAATGATGCACGAGCAAGACGATGTTACACCTATGCACGTTCATAGTGGTAAAATCAAAGGTATGTTCAGTACAACAAATCCATTTCAGATACAGCAATTTGTTGAGACAACATCAGGTAACAGACTTATATTTACAACATATCATTCACTACACAGAATACAAGAGAGTGGTATCAATGTTGATACTATTTACTTTGATGAAGCACACAACTCAGTACAGAAAAACTTTTTCCCTGCTACTGATTACTTCTCACAGTATGCTCATCGTTGCTACTTCTTTACAGCAACACCAAAGCATAGTCGTTCTCCTGTTAAGGCAGGGATGAACTGGACAGAGGTATATGGTGGTGTGATATGTCAAGTACCTGCACCAAAGTTAGTCAAGCAAGGTTACATACTACCACCTAAAGTTAAGGTGTATCGTTCAAGAATACTCAAGAAAGATGAGTTGGTTGCTGATAGAGACAATGAGCAAATGATTGGTGCGATTGACAATCTTGACAAAGACAAAGTATTGATATGTGCCAAGTCAACCAGACAGATTGTTGCACTTGTATCACAGACAGACTTTGTGAAACAACTTGCCATTCGTGGTTACTCTTATATGTACATCACATCAAAGACAGGTGCGGTTATTGATGGAGAGAAGGTTGACAGAGAGACATTCTTTGATACTCTTAATGAGTGGGGTAGAACAGACAAAAAGTTTGTTGTACTACATCACAGCATACTCTCAGAGGGTATCAATGTCAATGGTCTTGAAGCAGTATTGTTTATGCGTTCGATGGACTACATAGGTATTAGTCAGACAATCGGTAGAGTTATTCGTAAGGGCAATGCAGACAAAGTATTTGGTCTTGTATGCGTACCAGTTTATTCTAATGTTGGTATCTCTACAGCAAGAAAGGTTGAAGCAGTAGTCGATACTATCTTCAACAAAGGACAAGCCGCAACTACAGTTATTACACGATGAGTAAAATAGTATTAGTCACAGGTGGATTTGACCCCATACACTCAGGTCACATCTCATACTTTAAAAATGCAAAAGAATTATATCCGCATACACCATTGTGTGTAGGTTTAAATTCTGATGATTGGTTAATTCGTAAGAAAGGAAAGTATTTCTTACCTATGAGAGAAAGAAGAGCGATAGTCAAGGAACTTAAACCAGTTGATTTAACAATCACTTATGATGATACTGATAATTCATCCAATATGGCAATTTTTAAGTGTTTACAAATGTATGATAAAGTGATATACTGTAATGGAGGAGACAGAGTGAACACCAACGTGCCAGAATATCTTAAATTTCAAGAGAATGACAGAGTTATATTTGAGTGGGGTGTTGGTGGCGATGACAAAATGAACAGTAGTTCTTGGATTTTGAATGAGTTTTTAAAACGATGAAAGACACAATTTTATTTGGAGATTGTAAGGATACACTAAGTGAATTTTTACCACAGAGTGCAAGAACTTGTGTGACATCCCCACCATATTACGGACTTAGAGATTATGGTACAGCAACGTGGGTAGGTGGCGACCCTAACTGTAATCATAGGAGAGACACTAAAGTTAATCCTAAGAATTGTATTACTGGACATAAAAATCACGATGAAATGGCAGGGGTTGGCGATGCAATATACAAAACTGTTTGCCCGAAGTGTGGTGCGATTAGACAAGATAGTCAGATAGGACTTGAAGAAACACCCGAAGAATATATTGAAAATCTTGTAAATGTATTTCGTAGTGTCAGGGATGTTTTAACTGATGATGGAACTTTATGGGTAAACTTAGGAGATAGTTACTATAATTATCGACCAGGAAAAGGTCAATCATACCCAAAACAATCTGTATCAAAAACAAAACAAGACTTACCAGATGAATGTAATAAAAGAGGTAATAAATTAGATGGATTAAAAGAAAAAGATTTAATCGGAATACCTTGGATGTTTGCCTTTGCAATGAGAAATGATGGATGGTATCTGAGACAGGATATAATATGGCATAAACCTAATCCGATGCCTGAGAGTGTGAGAGACAGGTGTACGAAAGCACATGAATATATATTTTTGTTCAGTAAAAATAAAAAATATTACTACAACAATGAAGCAATCAAAGAACCCGCAAAAGATTGGGGAACAAGAGATAGAACAAACGGAAAATACCACAATCAAGGAACAGGACTCCAACCCCATAGCGGACTTACAAAATCATATTCAACAAAGAATAAACGCTCTGTCTGGACATCAAAACATGGAAAATATGTAACAGAGGAAAATGAGGCAAAACACAGACAGGGTATTCATGCTAATCGTGGAGATAATTTAATTGCAGTACGCACTAAATTACCAACACAAAAAGAGTTAGTTGAATTTTTAAGGTCAAAAACTAAAGCAAAAATACTTGCAGAGCATACTGATATTCCACTCACAAAAATAGAACATTGGTTCAGATTTGATGAGTCTGGTTTTTCATATCCAAGTATCGAAGATTGGAAAAAAGTAAGAGAACATATAGATGAATATGAGATAATGGATGAGGGATTGACATATTATGAATTAAAAACAGATGAAGTTGTGTCATCAAGTACAAAAAATAAACGTTCTGTCTGGTCTGTTACTGTCAAACCATACAAAGAAGCTCATTTTGCAACTTACCCACCTGACTTAATCGAACCTTGCATACTCGCAGGGAGTGAAGAAGGAGACACAGTACTCGACCCATTTATGGGTGCGGGAACAACAGCTGCAGTAGCAAAGTCACTTAATCGTCATTATATTGGTTGTGAACTCAATGAAGGTTATGGTAATTTAATTCAGAAAAGAATTCAAGATTATCAACCAGTTAATAAAGTGGCACAAGAGCCTTGCATAAACATCTTGGATATTATATAATAGAAGAGTAAACAAAGGAGATACTATGATTGAAGGATTCGTTCTCACATTTGCATTGATGACATTTTGTATTGGTTCATCATTCGCAATCGTAAAATTTGCAAGCAAAGGGAGGTTTTTCTAATGCGTTGTAAGGTACAACTTATTGTAGCAGGTCAAGTCTTTACTGAAGAAGTAAGAGCAGTTGACTATCAGGAAGCAAGACAAGTAGCACTTGCAAGAAACCCTAACGCTACTGTTGTAAGTGTAACTGCTGTTTTTTAATGGCAAGAGGAGATAATTACCAATCTTTTTATCCAACCAAGAATCTGACTTTGCTTGATGCAAAGGTAGGACAACCAAATGGTTGGGTATCTAAAGATGGTATGTGGGCTGCAGTTCCGTCTAATGGTAGAAAATTTGCCATAGTTCATAATGGTATCGTAGAACACTTCTCAAAGAACTTTGAGTGTGCTATGATATACATAAAAAAAGGTATTCAAAAGGAGAAGAAAAATGCACGACCAAAACTCAATTGATACAGAGGAAACATCTGCTCAAAAATATCAACGAGCGTTAGATTTGTTTACAGAATCAGTATTAAAACCTGACCATACTCTTCGTGGTTGTGCATATAATCAAGGATGCTATGAGGATTTAATGGAAATAAGAGAACACGTTTTAGAATACCTAAAGACATTAAAAGAAGTGACATATCATACAAATCCAGATGAGAGTGATGACCTTGAAACTGCTAAGTTAATTGAAACAAAACCATTATCAAAATGGCGGTAATGTGTTCATAACAATACATTAATATTAGGGTAAAAATATTAAAATAAATAATGTGAACTATTAATTTACCTTATGTTATCTACCCAATACCGTTTAAGATTACAAGCGATTTGCAAAGACATCGCAGCTGGAACTGAAGTTTCGTTAGAAGATATGATATGGGCGAATAAGTTGGCAAAAGCAAATACAAGTGCCAGAGGTATGTTAAGTCAGGCAAGAAGATTAGCAACAGATGACGATGGTTCGTGCCTTAAATATTTGGATATAGGCAATCCAGATAGAAAACCTAAAAGAGGATTTAATGGTGCAGATGACATCGCTGATTGGTTTAAGCAAGACCGTTCAGATGATTGGCGACAACGTGACTAGGTATATGTGCGTAGGCATAAATTTTTGTTAACTTATATCTGAATTTGTAGATACTATTTTCTAAATATTTTTAGAATTAGGAGAAACAAGATGCACTAAAACTCCTGTATTATGGTTCAGATATTCAACTTTTATTCGATAAAATGCACAACTTAATTCCAGTAAATCAACTCAATGGTTATGATGAGGATAACGATTTAATCACAGAATATTACGAGTGCCTAGTCGAATGTGACGACAGACAATCAGAATGTAAAAGAATATGTAAGGAGGTTTTAATTCGTTAATTGTAGTTTACCGAGTTAGCAAATGTATCAATTCTATCATCCACCTTAACTAAAATAGAATAAAAAACAACCCCTTGACTTTTTAAGTCAGGGGGTTTATAATTGGAGAAACAATTTAATTATGTTTAGTCCTTTGAGATATGTTCAGAATGTAAGAACTGTTTATAGCAGATTTTACCAAAAAAATGTTAAGGAAGTCGAAGTGCGATTTGGCGATGAAGACCCTGCTTGGATTCCTTATGATACACTACTATCAATTATGTCAATTATGGGGATAGAAGATGAAAATATTATTTAAAATTAGAGAGTTTGCGTGGGTAGTTGTATCTGAAATAGAGGATTGGTTATATCCTTATCGTAATCAATTAACACCAGAAGAACAGTTTGAAATTCGAGTGAAAGACCCGATGAGTGGGGAAACATTTATGGTTGAAGAACACATACAATCTCAGAATGAAAGAATCGAAAGATTACAGGATGAAATGATAAATGTTCAGATGAAATTAGCAGAACACGATGAGAGATTTAAGACAAGAGTTAAGATTAAGAAGGATAGCACATCTGTATCAGGAGACATCAAGAATATCTTTAATTCCTGATATACTAAATAATTCTTAATATAACTTAACTATTGATGAAGGATAAGAAAGCAGCAAATAAGTTGATTAAGAGAGCAAAAGCAAATCCAGAATTATATACTGAAACGGAAGTTAAATATGCAAAATTAATTAAAAGAACTTTGAAACTTTCCAACAATGAACAACAACTCTCTGAAAATCAATCAAAATAAAGACGGAACTTTTACCGTTGAATGGGATAAACAAGACCCCGAATGGAGTTGGATGAACAACTTGACATCCAAAGAAATTCAAGGTATCATGGAGAAAGCAATTCACTTAGACCAGAACAAATGATAGAAGAATTCAGTAGTCCATCACTTAATAATTTAAAGGATTCTATCGAAGATGCACTTACATCTGAGAGTCCACAGGACATATTAGATTGTATTATGTTGACATTGAAGAGAAACTCTCAATATCATCGTGTTTGTGCAAGACATAGTAAGGAAGTCTTAGACTTATTATACGGTGTTGACAAAAGTAAAAATGTGGTTGAACTTAATGCAGCTGCAGAAGATGACCATAGTTGGATTACAGACTCAAAAAAATGGATAGATTATACTGAATTACCAGATAGCGGTAAGGTACAAACTGTAACAGAGAATACAGGTATGTTTACTGAAGATGAGTTAGTTGCAAAGGGTTATCAACTTACAGATACAGGATGGGTAAAAGCATAATGGCATTATCCGATACTGTAAAAGAATCTTTGAGGGATGCACAGGAGGATTTAAGAAATGCTCTTGCAGCTGCAGCTAGAACAGAGAAACCATTTGTAAGTAAACATATCGCTGATATGTTAGCGATGATAGACACCATAATTGATGCAAGTGAAATGCTAGAAAAATTAGAAAATCGCAAAGATGGAGATAGCGGTTTCTTTGGTACATTTTTCAATGGAGATTTGAAATAATGAAGTATCATCTGTATGATGAAAATTATTCTCACAAAGGTTCTTTTCAATCTGTACAGGAGTTACGAAATTTTTTATGTGACCGAAAATATGATTTAAGTTGTGATGCAGATTTGTCTTGCACTTTTGATTATATTAAACACATAAAATGGCATTGGGATATAACCGAACATTAAGTTAACCTTAAAAATATAAATAATAGTGTAACACAGAGAACATTATGAAAACAATAGAAGACCACATCGAGTTCGATAAGCAAAGGATTGAAGACCCAACAGTTTCATCCGCAGCTAGAAGGCACTATAAAGATGAATTACATGAACTAGAAGAATACGTTGAACATCATAAACTAGAAATTGAGGGTGGCGACCATCACGACCCAAATGCCCTAGAATTATTTTGCGATTTACACCCTGATGAACCAGAGTGTTTAGTCTATGACGACTAACTTGACATATCAATCGCAAAGTCAAGTGCCTTTTTTGCACTATCAGATAACCTGATTACCCGACTAGATTTAACAACTTGGAATCCGAGCAAATCTCCGTCTGGGTTTTCGGGTAATCCAAATGGAAGAACTAGAAATATACCTGCATTGGCAACACATTTCCAACCAACGTCAACAAATCCTAATTCCCTTAACGCACATTCTAGTTTTAAAGAGTGGCAACCATCAATTAATTTCATACGGATAACCGAACTGTAAATATTTAGTGTGGACATTATACCAAGAATGTGATATAATATTTGTATGACATCAACAGCATTAAAAGCTTTAACCGCAACAACAGGAACTAGAACTGATTGTTGGAACACCCCACCAGAGTTTGTAGGGGATGTACTAGAATTTTTTGATAACAAACTAGATTTAGACCCCTGTTGTAATGACATCGAGAATCCCAACGTACCCGCTAAAAAACTTTTCGATGAAAAAATAAATGGACTTGCACAAGATTGGGTTGCCGATAGTGTATTCATGAATCATCCATATAGTAATAGTAAAGAGTGGATACCCTATGCAGTATCACAGTACGAACTAGGACACGCAAAAGAGTTAGTCTTGCTGATTAAGATGGATGTATCGACAAGATGGTGGAAGTCAATATCAACCTATCCATTTTTAGCAATTAATAAAAGATTAAAATTTGGAAATGGCAAAGGTGCAGCTCCATTTCAATCAGCAATAGTTTATCTTGGCACTAGACTTGGTAAGTTTAGACGAATATTCGGTAAATATGGAACCCTTTATATGCCAGTAATAGAAGTGTCACAAGAGAAGTTGAATCCTCTTGCAGATGTGTTATATTAATAGTGGGAAAACAAACCATCTGTGGTTTCAACCCCTACTAACATTTGATTGAAAGCAATGTTCCTTGAGAACTAGCGGAAAAGACCTGTAGGGATTAAGTTGAGTAATTTAGGCGATACGCTCCACTATGTTTTTGTTTTCTCTCGTCAATTTATTATTAGACCCTTATGTCAACACGTTCAAGAATCGGTATTCTATTACCAGACGATTCAATTCTATCAGTATATCATCATTGGGATGGATACCCAGAGTGGTTAGGTATGACTCTCGAAGAACACTTCAATACCTATGAAAAAGCATCAGAACTTATAGATGGTGGAAATATGGGATGTTGCTATTCTGATAATGAGTATAACTCAGAGACAGGAGAATATGAGAAAATAGAACCTAGAGCAACCTACTATGGTGGCAAAGAGGAAGCACCTATTTTAAGTAAAAACTTTGATGAGTTCACACGAATAGATTGTTGGCAAGAGTATTCCTATGTGTTTGTCAAGGACAGATGGGTGGGTTATTCAGTTCGTCACAAATGGAATGATGATTACAGTAAGATGACCGATTGTATCGTAGAGGAGGTACAAATCCCAAAAAAGCAGACAGTTGAATAAGTGTCACAAGGGGGTATCCAACCCCCTTTTTTAGTGCTATAATATGTGTATAACAAAGAAACACCCCTATGGAAAAAGTAATCGGACAATCAGTTCAGAAAACAAATCAGACATTCTTAAGAAGATATGTTGATGACTATTGTAAAGCACTCAATGAGAACTACAAACAGGACACAATTAGAAGTTTAGAGCATAACTTGAAGCGTGACCCAGAGTGTACTTATTCAGCAGAGCAACTTGTTAAGATTATGCAAGGTAAAGCAAACCTAGACAAGTTTAGATACTATGAAGGTAAGAAGTACATCAAAGTAGTTAGAGAAGAGTACAATGAGAGAGAGGATAGATGGAGAGATACTACTGTACACGCATTTATCGGTATTGCAAAGGACATTCTTGGAAATGTTTACAAACCTGCATCTTGGAAAGCACCTGCAACAAAACACGTTAGATTTAGTTTTTGTAATAAACAGGATTTATTGTTCTTAACTGACCCTAGATGTGTTGGATGGGCGGGTGGATACTTATACTTAAGATAAAATGAAACTATCACTCAAAGAAAAACTAATATTCATTATTTCATTTTTATGGATGCTACATTGGGGAACTAATATAGCAAACCTAATTATTGACACATTCCTGTTAAAAAATGGTGTCAGATTATTACCATTTGGGTTATAATTTTACTATATAATCTCGTATGTGTTAAAATAAAGTAATAGAGAAGAGAATAATATTAGTTTAAAAGCAAACTATTATCACTCAAACAAATGCAACTCAAACACATTGAACACCCCGAAGATACTATCCTTACTGGAGACTTATCAGCAATTAACTGGTTTACTCTACAGGGAAAGGTATCTCTTAAAATAGATGGTTGCCCTGCTATTGTATGGGGAACTAATCCCGAAAATGAAAAGTTTTTCGTAGGAACTAAATCAGTATTTAACAAAGTCAAGAAGATGATATGTCACTCTCACGAAGAGATTGATATATTATATACTGAAAAACCAGACTTAGCAGATAAATTACACAAATGTTTTGATAATTTAGTCAGAACAGAGAATATCTATCAGGGAGATTTGATAGGTATTGGTGGCGATGACTACTATCAACCGAATACTATTGGTTATCTATTTCCATATAAGATAGAACATAATATTATTATTGCACCACACACAGAGTATGTTGCTACAGGAGATACTTTACTTGATACTCATGCAATACCACTTGACCATAATCTTGAGAATAATTTGAATAAGGTATTATATGTTCAATGTAATGCTATTGCAAAGTTTCAACAGTTTGTATATGATAGATGTCAATTTGCAAAACAAATGGCAACTATGGTTCAGTTTGTGAATAAGAAAAA